ACTCGACGGCCATCCCGTCCGGATCGTGGAACCTCGACAGCAGCCCGCAGACCAGCTGCACGCCATCCGCCAAGGATCCAGTAGGTACCGCCATCACCCTGACGCTGGCGGCCGCGGGATGGCGATCTACTGATGCGGGAAAGTATGTCCGGATCAATGGCGGCCTGTGCAAGATCACCTCGTACTCTTCCAGCACCGTGGTCAACGCCACGATTCAGCAGGAACTGACGTCGACCACGGCAGCGCCGGCACTATCCTGGACGCTTGAAACGGCGGAATGGAGCGCGACATTTGGCTATCCGCGCTCCGGCGCAGTGCATGAGCAGCGCCTGATTGCCGCCAGTACCACGGACAGCCCGGAAACGGTATGGGGCAGCCGCAGCGGTGAGCCTCTGGACTTCACACTCGGCACCAACGACGACGACGCCTTCGCCTTCACCGTGGCCGAGACCAACAACCAGACCAACCAGATCAGCCATGTGGTGTCGGCACGGTCTCTGCTGGTTCTGACCTACGGCGGAGAGTTCGACATGCGCTCCGGCGTCGAGAAGCCGATCACCCCGACCAATGTCCAGATCAAGCCGCAATCGCCGCACGGATCGATCAAGGTCCGCCCGGTGCAAGTCGGCAAGGAAACGCTATTCGTGCAGCGCGCCGGACGCAAGCTGCGGGCAATGGGATACCGCTACGACGAAGACGGCTACAAGTCGCCAGACCTGACCACGCTGTCCGAGCACATCACCGCAACCGGCATCAAGAGCATGGCCTTCCAGCAGGAACCGGACCCTGTAGTCTGGATCGCGCTGAACAATGGCCGCCTGATCAGCCTCACGCTTGACCGCGATCTTGATGTCCTGGCATGGGACCAGCACGAAACAGATGGAGCGGTTGAGTCGGTCGCCACGATCCCGGCCGGCGACATTGAGCAGCTCTGGCTGATCGTTCGCCGCTCGGTTGATGGGGCAATTGTTCGCTACGTCGAGCGCCTGCAGCCGAACTGGTACCCGATCTATGGCACGGCCTCGCCGGATTACGACGACTACCCGGTCGCCGACGAGCCGGTCGACTGGGGGTTCCAGCTTGACTGCGCGGTAAGTCAGGACGATGCGGCAGGCAAGGCTATCTGGGGGAATCTCGGGCATCTGGAAGGTAAAACGGTTCGCTGCCTGGCTGATGGCGTCGACATGGGTGAGTTCGTCGTCGCCTCGGCACAGATCACCTTGCCGCGCGATGCAAATCGGACGCTGATCGGCTTGATGTTTGCGCCGACCATCGAAATGCTTCCGCCCGAGATCGGCACCACCGAGGGCACCAGCCAAGCCAGCGCCATAAGCACCAACAGCGTGACGGTGAGGCTCAATAACACCATCGGATGCGTGGTGAACGGCGAGGAAATCGCGCCCGGTCGGATCAATGGGCCCGACCAGCTGGGCACCGAGCCTGAGCTTTTCACTGGAGACAAGACGGTTTCGGTTGCCGGATGGGCGCAGGGGAGCGCACCGATCACGATCACGCAATCCGCTCCGTTCCCGTTCCATCTGCTGGCCGTGATCCGCTCCATATCGGTGAATGGGGGCTGACATGCCGGAGATCATCGTCCGCGATGCGCTGCAGTCCGACGTCGATCACGTTGCCGCACACCTGCGCGAGGCCGACATGATCGAACTGCGTGCGGCCGGCTTCGAGGATCCTGCCGGCGAGGTTCGCCGCGGCTGGGTCGGGTCCGACTGGACGCGCTCCGTGCTGATCGACGGCGTGCCGGCCATCCTCTACGGCGTGGCGCCGACAGGGCTACAGGGTTGCGGAAGCCCTTGGATGCTGGCCACCGATGGCATTCGCGCCATCCAGCGCGCGTTCCTGCTCGGCAGCCGTAGCGAGGTCGAGCGCATGCGCGAGGCGTATTGCTTCCTCGTCAACCAGGTCCACCGGGGCAATGCGCTTTCGATCAAGTGGCTCAAGTGGCTGGGCTTCACGATTGACCCGGAACCGGCAGGCCGGAACGGGCAGTTCTTCACCTTCACGATGGGAGTTCTCAATGTGTAATCCGCTGGCGTTTCAAATCATCGGGACCGCCGTGTCGGTCATGGGGCAACTCAAGCAGGGCGAGGCCGCGCAAGAGCAGGCCAATGCCCAGGCACAGCAGACGCTGAACGAGGGAGCCTACAAGGCCGATGCCGCCAAACAGCAAGCCGAGAAGATCCGCAAGGCCGGCAAGGCGCAGCAGGGCGAGGCCAATGCCGCGCTTGCCGCGTCCGGCGTGAAGCTGGGCCAGGGCTCGGCGCTGGAAATCAAGAAGTCGATCATCCAGAACAGCGAAGAGGATGCACTTTCCGCGATCCTGAGCGGCAGTCGCGCGCAGAGTTCGGCGCAGCAGGAGGCGCAGCTGCTCGGCAAGGCCGGCGAAAACGCGAATTCAGCGGCGCAGTTCGGCGCCATGTCGACCGTGCTGAAGTCGGGCGGCGACTACATGAAGGGCAACTGGAAGACCTCGGCAAAGGCGGGGGGCTGACATGGCGCGCATTCCTCTCGGCAACTTCGGCAACGCCATCGCGCAACCAGCGCCGGCCGTGCGCAACGTGCCGGGGGCCTACGATACCGGCGGCGCTGGCATGAAACAGGCGGGCGACGCGCTGATGCAGGCCAGCAGCGACATGCTCAATGAAGAGCGCCAGCAGGCGCTGTTACTGTCCCGCGCGAAGGCGGCGAATGCCGTGCTCGACCGCGAGATCTCCGTCAAGGCCATCGGGCAGGACATCAGCCAGCAGGTCGAGGCTGGGACGCTGCACTACGACGAGGCCCCCAAGGTCTTCAAGCAGCGCATGGGCGAACTCGGAACGCCGGACATGACCGGCCTTGACCCGGTGACCGCCGAGAACTTCACCAGGGGGATCAAGCGCGCCGACTTCCACGGCGACGGCCTGATCACCGGCGCAATCCAGAAGGCTCGACAGGCGGACTTCCGCACGCAGACCGACGGACTGCTCGACAAGCTGGGCAAGCAGGCCAGCCTGCCGGGTGCCGATCCGACCAAGCTCGCCGAGCAGATCGCCGGCATGGAAGAGATCGGGCAACGGGCCTACGGCGCCGGCTGGGCGAAGCGTAAGCAGGACTGGGTCGACGGCAACTGGGACGCGCATCTGAACCAGAAGGCCATGACGGTGCGTGACAGCCTGATCGGGATTGCCGACCTTGAGAAGCAGATCACGGAAGGCCAGTACGCCGACAAGCTGGATTCGAACCGTCGGAATTCGATCATCGCCAAGCTGGAAGGCTACCGCACGGCCAAGATTCAGCGGGACGAGGCGGCGGCTTCTCGAGCCGAGCGCCAAGCCGAGCGGGTGCTGAAGCGCGCCGAGGCCGAGTTCAACACCTTCCAGGCGCTGGCCGACAAGGGCACGATTCTGTCGCCCGAGTACATCGATCGCGCCGCGCGGATGACCGCCGGCACACCCTACCAGCAGGGCATCAAGGCTCTGGCGCAGCAGGCTCGGGAGACTGGCGGGCTGGCCTCGCAGCCAGTGGCGGCGCAGGAAGCCATGCTGACGCAGGTCGACACCATGATCGCCCAGCGCGGCCGCACTCCGGAACTCGACAAGCGCCGCGAGCAGATCCAGAAGGTGCTGACCGGCAGCCAGGCCGACCTGAAGGACAACGGGCTGCGCGCCGGTCTCGAGCGCGGCGTGATCAAGGAAATGGCGCCGCTCGACGTCTCGACGCCGGAGGCCTTCGCCGCATCCGCTGCCGCCCGCCTGTCGCAGGCCGAGCAGGTGAGCCAGTGGGCCGGCAAGCCGGTTTCCCCGCTCGACTCGCGCGAAGCGGAGCAGGTGCGCGGGATGCTCGACGCACTGCCCCCCAAGACAAAATCCCAAGCCGTTGCGACGATTGCCGCAGCTGTCGGTCCGAGGCTGGCCGGAGCAATGGCGACGCAGATCGAAAAGCAAGATAAGCCGCTGGCGCTGGCCTTCGCTACCGCAGGATCCTCGACCACGGAAGGCCGCTACACGTCCGAATTGATCCTCAAGGGCGCGGGGGCGATCAAGGATGGCGCGGTGATGAAGGACGACAAGAAGGTCACCGGCTGGCGCGCGACGATTGCGCAGGAACTCGACGGCGTGCTGTCCAACGAGGTAGCCGCAACCGCGGCGAAGGACGCCGCCTACTACATCGCCGCCGGTATGGCGCAGGAGAACGGCGGGAGCCTGAGCGCGTCCAAGCTGCGCAGCGCCGTGCGCCTGGCGGTCGACGGCGACATCATCGAGCACAAAGGAAAGAAGCTGCTGATCCCGCCCGGATGGTCGGAAGACGATTTCGCCAAGGGCCTGCGCAATGCGGCCAGCAGTTCCGACCTCATGAAGCAGGCCCCCGATGGCAAGGTCCGCGCCGGTGGCGTCGAAATGCCGGCCGCCGAGTTCGCCACCACGATCCCCGGTCAGGAACTGATCTACGCCGGCCCCGGCCGCTATGCCGTGATCGTCAAGGGACGCCCGGTCACCAATTCCGCAGGGAAGCCGATCATCGTCGGGGTGCGCTGATGGGACTCCTTGACGCCTACCAGGACAGCACCGAGCGCGCGTTGACCGTGATGGCCGCGAGGCCCATCGATCCCGAGCCGCCGAAGCCGAAGCACAGCGGATGGAGCACGATCCCGCGCGCCGTCGCCGGGGCCTTCGTTGAGACCGCCGGCAACATCATGGACGTGGCCAGCGCTTACGGCCAGGTGCAGGCCGCAACCGGCGCCAACGCGAACCCGTTGATTCCGGACACTCCCGAGGACCGCAAGCAGCGCCTTGAGGCCTTCGACAAGCTGAAGACCGACGGAATCGACTGGCAGCCGGAAGAGAGCCGGCCGCACTACCAGATGGCGCGCGATCTCCGCCCCGATCCGCTCACGGCTGGCGCTGCCGAGAACATCGTGTTCGGGCTGACCAAGGGACTGACCAAGGCCATCGGCGCCGGCATGATTGCGGGACCTGTGGCGGGCGCGGGAGCCTTCGGGGTATCCGAGGGCATGACCACAGCCGAAGACCTCGCCGCGCAGGGTGTGGACCCTGCCACGCGGCAGAAAGTCGGTGTTCTCACTGGTGTGGTGAGCGCTGCCGGGATGGCGCTGCCGGTGGCCGGCTCGACGCTGGCGAAAACGGCGGCACTGGTGGTGGTCGGCGGCCCGGCGTCCTTCATCGCACAGCAGGCGGCGACTCGGGCGATTCTGGAAAACGCGGACTACGGGAAGTTGGCGCAGCAGTATGACCCGCTCGATCCGGTCGGGCTGGCGCTGGCGACGCTGCTGCCGGCGGGGTTCGCCACCTGGGCAAAGGCCGGCGCGATCAGCGCGGCGATGAAGGGCAAGCCGAAGGTGGCGGCCGATCCGGTTCCAATGACTCCAGAGCCGATCCGTCCAACTGCGACGCAGGATCAGGTCGACGCGGCGATGGTGCATAACCTGACGATGGCGCGGGATGCCTATCAGGCCGCAACCCACGCCGACGTGATGGCCAAGCTCGACCCGGCCGCCATGGAATCGATGCGTCAGGACGTCAGCAAGCGCGCGGTATCAACGCTGGTCTCGCAGATCAAGGCCGAACTTCTCGGGACGGCCGGCGAGCGGGCGCAAGCCGGAGACATCCCAGCCGCGCGGACAGAACTGGAAGCGCTGACCGCCAAGATCGAAACCTTGGACGACACCTTCAAGGATCGGGCGAAGGCTTTGCAGGGCGAAGGGATGTCGCGCAAGAAGGCCGAAAGCCAGGCGAAAAAGGACATCGAGACCGAGCGCGCCGCACTTCAGGCAAGCGCCGACAGGCTGGATCAGGTCATCCAGCGAAATGCCGAGGCCGCCCGTGCGGAGCAGATGATCGCGCAGCTGAACCGTGGAGAGATTCCTGACGAGTTCGCCAATCGCGCACAGGATGCAATCCAGAACGCAGAAGCCGGGCTGCTGCAGCGCCCGATCGGACAGGCAATAGCGGACTTGTTCGGGACCGGTCGAACATCCGCCGACAGGCCGCAGGCCGGCGCCGTCGGCGATGCGGTTGCCGCCCAGGTCGCCGCACTGGTCAAGCCGAAAGAGGCCGCGCCCGCCATCGCCGCTGTGACCGGTAACGCTGGTGCAACTGACCCTCACGTCGCCAGCGTCCTTTCCCGTATCGAAGAACTCAAGGCCGGCAATCCGGACCTTCCCGTCGCTATGCGCGAGGACGGGTCGCACGCCACGCTTGCCGAGGAACTGGACGCCATCCGCCGGCAGGCCAGAGAGGGAACCGCCGACACCTTCGGCGCTGACGACGCGCCCCTGATTCAGGTGGCGGTCGAGTGCATGCTGTCTATGGGGGCGGCGTGAGGATCAGCCAGAACAGCGCCGAGAGCACGGCGGCCACGGCGATCATTCCGCCGACCACGCGCAGCCAATCCTTGGTATATGCCCATGCCTGCTTCGCGTTGCCGAAGCACAGCAGACCGGTGATCGGTACCACGGAAAACATGATTCCGAAGGCAACGACCAAGCCGAAGGGTTCAGGAAACCATCGAAGGAAATCGAGCATATGCGCGCAGACTGTATCAAAAAAGTAGCGGCGGCGGCAGGTAAGGCGCTTTCCCAAGCCAAGATCAAGGCCATCGATGACGCCATGAGCGGGAAGATGCGCGACCTTGCCCGGCAGGATCCGCAGGCATGGGCCTCGAAATCGGCAGACCAGCGCGCTACCGAGTCGGCGCAGGCCGTCATGCAGGACATTCAGGCCGAGGCGGCGCGCACCGAGTACCTGGGCACGCTGCAGCTGCTCAAGACGGCGGAGACAAATCAGCGCATTTCTGAGGCAAAGCAGGCCTCCGCCATGGACCTGACGCAATCGCAGGCCCTGATCCGCGACATCCAGAACACCCACAATTACACCCACGCACTGCACGATGAGGCCGTGTCGACGCTGGGCGACATGCTCGCCGCGGCGAGCTCGAAGGACGGCACCGGCATCCTGCGGAACCTCGCCATGCGGATCTGGGACATGGACAACCCGCAGATGACTGCCGACGTGGTGCGGGAAGTGTTCAAGGGTGCCGACGGCCACACCGGCAACAAGGCGGCGCAGGCTGGCGCCCGGGCGTGGCTCGACACCATCGAAAGCCTGCGCCTGCGCTTCAATGCGGCCGGTGGTGACGTCGGGAAACTGGCTTACGGCTACCTGTCGCAGGCGCATGACGCGGTGAAAATTCAGGCCGTCAGTGCTGCCGAGTGGGCGCGCAAGGTGGCCCCGCTGCTCGACCGTCGGCAATACCTGCGCGAGGATGGCTCGATCATGCCCGACGCCGAACTTCTGCCGATTCTGGAAGGCGTACACGCAACGCTGGCCAGCAATGGGCTGAACAAGGTCGAGCCGGGCCAGTACAAGGGGATCGGCAAGCGCGCCAACGCCGGCAGCGACCGCCGCGTGCTGCACTTTCAGGACGGCGATGCCTGGATGGCCTACATGAAGGACTTCGGCGAGGGATCGCTCTACGACGCCATGATCGGCCACGTCGGACACATGACCCGCAATATCGGCCTGGTCGAGCGTATGGGGCCGAACCCGGAAATGCAGTTCAAGCTGCAGGCCGACATCGCGCAGCGCGCGGACGGCGCCGGATCGGCGGCGAATCGATCGATGGGAAACACGCCCGAGGCGTACTGGGCCATCGCCAGCGGCAAGACTGGGACGCCCGAGAACGCGACCATCGGCAAGTATGCGCAGGACGCCCGCAACGTGCAGACGGCGGCCAAGCTCGGCGGCGCGATCGTCTCGTCCTTTACCGACGTTGGCACCATCGCCGCAACGCTGCATTACGACCGGCTGCCCTACTTCGACATGCTGAAGAACATCGGCCGCAACTTCGGCAAGGATCACCGCGCCTTCCTGCAGGCGCACGGCATCATCGCCGAGAACCTGACCAGCACGCTGAACCGCTGGACCGGCGACAACATGACGCACAGCCTGACGGGCCGCGTGGCGAACAGTGTGATGAAGCTCTCGCTCATGAATGCCTGGACCGATGGCCTGCGCTCGGCTTTCAGCGCGACGATGATGCAGGGCTTTGCCAAGAAGGTCGGAACGTCCTGGGCGAAGCTCGACGAGTGGGACCGCTGGCTGATGACCCGCAAGGGAATCACCGAGGACGACTGGAACCTGATCAGCCAGGCCAAGCCGACCGAGCGCGACGGCGTGCAGTACCTGACGCGGGACAGCATCGTCGCCACCGGTCAGGACGGATCGGCGCAGGCGGCTACGAAATGGATGGCCTTCGTCTCCGACGAGTCGCAATTCGCTGTCGTCAATCCGGACATGGCCGTGCGTGCCATCGTTACCGGCGGAGGGCAGCCGGCAGGAACCCTGCGCGGCGAGGCGCTGCGAACCTTCATGCAGTTCAAGTCTTTCCCGCTGGCCATGCTGACGCGGCACTGGGGGCGGGTATTCGACACGCCGCAAGGGCTGGAAGGAGCGCCAGCAGGTTTCGGCGCACAGACCGGGGCAGGCGGCACGGTCAACCGCATGGCGGTGCTGGCGGGGCTGAATGTGTCGCTGATGGTGCTGGGTGCCGTGGTGCTGCAGACCAAGGCGATGATCACCGGGAAAGACCCCTACGACATGACCGAGGGTAAGTTCTGGGTCAAGGCGCTGGGGCAGGGCGGCGGCATGGGCTACCTCGGCGACTTTCTGACGAAAGACCCGACCGAGCAGCGCGGCAGCAACTTCGAGCAGGCCGGCGGCGTGCTGATGGGGCCGACCGGCGGGGCCGTGGGCGGACTGGTGGGCGACCTGATGCTGACCAACGCATGGGAATCGTTCAAGGGCAAAGACACCCACGCCGGAGCCGAGGCGCTGCGCTGGGGAAGCTCGCAGCTTCCCTATGTCGGACTGTGGCAGACGCGCGGCGCATGGGAACACTGGTTCCTGCATAACGCGCAGGAGGCAGCGAACCCTGGCTACCTTGGCCGGATGCGCGCCCGGGCGATGAAGGACTGGAATCAGGATTTTTATTGGGTTCCCGGCGAAGCTCTCCCTGACAGAGCCCCAAACATGGAAAGGGCGGTCGGCCAATGAAAACCTGTTCGGTCTGCAAAGAGAGCAAGCCGCTCTCTGACTTTCATCGGCGCAGAAACAGACCCGGTGGGTATGCATCACGCTGCAAAACATGCAAGGCAGTTGCTGCAACCGCCTATTATGAAAAAAACAAGGAAAGTTGCCGAGCCAAATGCCTTGCATGGCACTACGCCAATAAAGAGAAATCAATTTCTCGCACGAAAGCATGGCAAGCCGCAAACGCAGAAGCCTACAAGGCAGTAAAAAAGGCATGGAGATCCTCTCGCGCCAAAGAGAGAAGCGATTACTTTCGCGATTGGAGCAAAGAGAACCGGGATTTGATCAGCAGGAACAGGGCGCATCGGCGTGCGGCGCTAAAGTTAGCGACCGTTGCATGGGCCGATCAAAAGGCAATCCGCGCCGTGTATGCGCGAGCATTGCGCCTTACGATGGAAACCGGGCAAGAGCATGTCGTCGATCACATCGTTCCGTTACAGTCAGCCGTAGTGTGTGGGATTCACGTGGAACACAATCTAAGGGCCATTCCTTTACTTGAAAACAGCAGCAAAGGGAATCGTTGGTGGCCTGATATGCCGGGTGAGATTGTTCCGGATCGCGCGCCGGATCTGTCGCGCGCCGTGGGAGGTTGAGCGATGCGCCCCGATCAATACGAGAAGCTGCAGACCCTGTCCGAGCGCCTGACGGATGTCGCCCTGGACGAGGCCGATCCGGACAAGTGGCCGGGTGCCGGGTGGCAGCCTGACCAGCTGACCAAGGAACAGCGCGGAGACCGCTACTGGTCGAAGAAGAACGCCGTCGCGACGCTGTCCCTGATCAACCGCATCCACCAGTTGAGCGCATCGATCCGCATGGCCAGCCAGGGCGGGCAGGAGAACCCAGGCGCTGTGGTCGAACCGGTCGACGAGCTCGACGCGGAAGTCGCCAACGCGGAGAAGGAAGCCACCAAGCTGCTCGACGAAATGCAGCGCAAGTCCCGCAAGACCGAGTTCGACAAGCGGACGCATGGCAAATCCTCGTGATGTAACCTTCCTCGTCTTCTTTCTGATCTGGGCCAAGCTGCAGGGCTGGACCGTCCCGCTGCTACATGTCCGCATCTGCCAGTGGCTCGACACCTGCGGCGACAAGATCCGCGTGCTGATGGTCTTCCGCGGCGCGGCCAAGTCCACCATTTACGCGATCTGGAAGGCGTACAAGCTCTACAAGAATCGGAACAACCGGTCCCTGATCTACGCTGCCGACGGGAAGCTCGCCGGAAAGCTGACGCGCGACACCCTCGCCGTGCTGCGCCGGCACCCGCTCTGCGCCGGAATGCTGCCTGCCAACCCGGGCGCGCTGTCGTTCTGGGTCAATGGCGCCACGGACGCCCGCAATGCGAGCATGGAGGCCGTCGGCGTCAATTCGAACGCGACCGGCAGCCGGGCCGATGATGCCGACTTCGACGACATCGAAGTCCCGAAGAACATCAAGACGCCGGACGCCCGGCTGAACCTGCGGCAGAAGATCGAGGACTCGACGCACATCCTTGTCCCGGGCGGACAGAAGACCTTCGTCGGCACGCCGCACACACACGATTCGATCTACATGGAGCAGATCGAGGGAGGGGCCGCCGTGCTCAAGATTCCGCTATTCGAGAACATGGTCCGCTACGAGCAGACCGACGAGAAGGTCCGCTACGCCATCCCCTTCGAGATCGGCGACGACGGGCTCTATGTGCTGGCCGGCATCGGCAAGTTCTCGCGGATGATGGTGGCCGGGCTGGATTACCGGGTCGAGCGCGGCGAGGCCGTCTTTCATCAGCCGCCCCGCGTAGTGATCGATGTCTGCTCGATGTGCTCATGGCCGGAGCGCTTCACCCGGGAAGAGATCGAGCTCAAGCGGAAAGAGACCCGCACGCTCAATGCCTGGGATTCGCAGTACCAGCTGGAAGCCAAGCCGATCAGCGAGACCCGCCTAGACCCGTCGCGGATCCTTTGCTATGCCGTCGAGCCTGAGATTCGCTACGCGAACCGGATCGCGTCCATGTGGCTCGGGAAGGTGAAGATCGTCGGGATGGCCATGCGCTGGGATCCATCCGGGGCCAAGCTAAACAGCGACGTTTCGGCGCTGGCATTGGTGCTGCAGGACGAGCAGGGCCGGCGCTACATGCACCGCGTTACCGACCTGACGGGCGAGATCGCGGAATTCTCTGCCGACGGGAAGCGCATCATTGGCGGACAGGTCTGGCAAATCTGCGACATCGTCGAGAAGTTCCACGTCCCGCGGGTGGTGATCGAAACCAACGGGATCGGCGGATTCGCGCCGGCCGTGCTGAAGGCGGCATTCAAGCAGCGCGGACTGGCCTGTGGGGTGGGTGAAGAACAGGCGGTCGCGAACAAGAACAAGCGCATCCTCGAAGCCTTCGAGCCGGTCATGTCGGCCGGCATGCTATGGGCTCACTCGTCCGTCCTCGACGGGCCGCTGTGGGACCAGATGAAGGACTTCAACCCGGGAACACAGAACCAGGCCGACGACTACATAGACGCCGGAGCGGCGGCGATCAACGACACCCCGCAGCGGATCAAGGTGCAGCTTCCTACCGGAGGCGCGGCCAGGGTGACCGAGTGGCGCCCGAATGCCGGGGTTCACGAGGTCGCCTTCGAGCGATAAGTCAGGAAACTGTCCGCCTACTGCGGCGACACTTTGCGCGCACACCAAGCGCACGAGGCCGCCATGACCGTACCAGTTCAAGTCCCAATTTCTGCGTCGACCGCCAATGGCGTGACGACCGTCTTTCCATACGGCTTCAAGGTCATTCAGGAAGAAGACCTGCAGATCACCGTCGACGGCGTCATCGTCACCACCGGATTTACCGTGTCAGGACTTGGAAGCGATGCTGGTGGCAACGTGACATTTACCACCGCGCCAGCCAACGGGGCAAAGGTAGTGCGTGCGCTGGTCCCGGTGCTCGAGCGCACCACCGATTATCAGCAGTTCGGCGACTGGCTTGCGGATGTGGTCAACCCTGACTTCGACCGCATCTGGCTGGCGCTGCAATATCTTGCTCAGAACATCGGACGCGCGCTGAAGCTGCCGATCGATACGACTACCGACCAGGTTGTTACAGAAGACGCTGCGGATCGCGCCAACAAGTGCCTAAAATTTGACGCCTCCGGTAATGTCGTGCTGAGCACCTACGACCCTGATTCACAGGTATCGCTGGCGTCGTCATATGCCGCGGCAGCGGCATCAAGCGCGTCAGATGCGGCTGATGTAGCCGCGACCATTGCCAATGGATCGCTGCAATTGTCAGCCGTTTCGATTACCGGGGGCGCCATTGATGGCACGCCAATCGGCGGAACAACGCGTGCAGCAGTGTCAGGCACTTCCGGAAGTTTCAATGCTGGATTGAGTGTTACCGGCGCCGCTTTCACTTCGCGCGGTATAGCAGACAACGCAACTGCTACAGCGGTCGACATTGACTCAAGCAAAAACGTCTATCTGGGTGGCTCAAGCGCAGCCCCCGGTATGAAGGTGGTCGGCGTATCCACGCAAGTAGATTATTTCTACGTCGCCCCGGCCAATGCTGGCGGCGCAGTCCGGTTACTGATCGACGGTTCGTCCGCGAACGTCAACATGGCAGTCTCCAGTAAAGGCGCCGGGTCTATTGATTTCTACACGAACACCACTAACCAGCTGCAGGTTTCTGTTCAGCACACGGCCTCCGCAAATCGCTACATCAGCATGACCGGTAGTTTCAGCGGCAATCCGACGATTTCCACGTCAGCCGGTTCGCTCGCCATTGGTACGGGGATAGTCGTCGCGGGAACAGCAACCCCCGAGGCCGACAACACGCGAACCCTCGGCACTGGTGCTCTGCGCTGGTCAACGGTCTATGCAGGAACGGGCACGATCAACACATCCGATGCCCGCGAAAAGACTGCGGTCGTCGCGCTCACCGCCGACGAGATCAACGCGGCAAAGCAACTCGCCAAAGAGATCGGTGCATACAAGTGGCTTTCCGCCGTTGCCAGCAAAGGCGACGCGGCTCGCGCTCACATTGGTCTGACTGTGCAGCGTGCCATCGAGATCATGACGGTGAACAACCTCAACCCGTTCGCATACGGCTTTATCTGCTTCGACGAATGGGGTGATGAATTTATTGATCACCCTGCCGTGCCAGCGGTTGAGGCCGTTGCCGGCGCCCCCGCCGTGCTTGCAGAAGAGTGGCACGAGGAAGCAGTCGAGGTTGACGGGGAAAGTGTCATTTTGCGCAGGAAATTGATGCGCGAGGTCACCCCTGAAGTCGTCGCCGTAGAAGCTGTGCCGGCAATTCCTGCATGGAGCGAGCGGACCCAAGTGGCGGGTAGCCGGTACGCATTCCGTTATGACGAATTGAACCTGTTTATTGCCGCTGGCTTTGAGGCACGCCTGTCGGCTTTGGAAGCCTGACCAACTAAGGAGCAAACCATGAAACTGAACTACGGAACCATTGCCATCATCCTCGCCGCACTGTCCATCCAGGCGGCCGCCGACCAGCAGGAACCCGCCTACTGGATGAAGTCCTACCCGGGCGCCGACCAGGCCAAGGTGCGGAAGTGCCTTGCCCTGTCCGATGAAGCCTACGAGAAAGCCGGCGGCACGCAAGGCCGTGGCGACAACGGCTTCGCAGTGCTGGCCAAGGGCACGGCATGGGAACAGTGCATGGAAGGCAAGTGATCTGAAACGCATCCCGCCCGCAGAGGCGAGAAGGGAAAAAGTGGAACCGCAAACAATCATCAACGTCGCTATTGCCCTGTGTGGTGCCCTCGGCGGATTCGTCCTCAAGGCGGTATGGGATGGGCTCAATGAACTCAGGGCAGCCGACCAGGTGCTTGCCGACAAGGTGCAGCGCATCGAGGTCTTGGTCGCCGGTAACTATGTGACATGGGACGGGATGAAGGACGTGATTCGCCCGATCAACGACGCGCTAAACCGGATCGAGCAGAAGCTCGACCACAAGGCAGATAAGGTCTAAATCATGATCTCAGCGCTCTTCTCTTTTCTCGGTGGCTCCGTTTTCCGCATGGTGTGGGGCGAGGTCTCGTCCTACCTGAACAAGCGCCAGGACCACGCGCACGAAGTTGAAATGCTAAAGGTGCAAAAGGAACTGGACGACGCGCGCCAAGTGCGCGAACTCGAACAGATGCGCCTGGCCAATGAGCTTGGCCTGAAAACCATCGAAGTCAAGAAGGATGCCGCCATCGCGGCCGGCGAGCTGGATGCCTTCGCCAAGGCTATCGAGGCCGCAGCGCGCCCGACCGGGATCAAGTGGGTCGATGCGTGGAACGGCAGCATCCGGCCCTCGTATGCGACCGTGGCGCTGATTCTCTGGCTGGTGAAGGTGGCAGCGCAGGGCTTCAAGATGGACGCCTTCGACGCTGAACTGCTGGCCGTGGTGGCCGGGTTCTACTTCGCCGATCGCAGCCTCGGAAAGCGCGGGAAGTGATTGACCGTCTCGCCGATCTCTATGCCCTGATCAAGCGCTTCGAAGGCTGCAAGCTGACGCCTTACCTCTGCCCGGCCGGCGTGTGGACTTGCGGCTGGGGATCGACCGGCCGCGACGTGATGCCCGGCCAGCCCTGGACGCAGGACTATGCGGATCGGCGCTTGGAAGCCGATGCGCTCAAGTTCGCCAAGGGTACGCTCATGCTCTGCCCGGGTCTCCCAGAGGCTGCGCTGACGGCAATCGCGGACTTCTCCTATAACCTCGGGCTCGGCCGGCTTCGGGCCTCGACTTTGCGGCGACGGCTGAACGATGGCGATATGCAGGCAGCCGCCCGAGAGCTCATGAAATGGACGCGTGGCGGCGGTCGGGTGTTGCCCGGCTTGGTCGCCCGGCGTGCAGCAGAAGCGGCGCTACTGGCATGAGGTCCGGGATCCTGCGCTGCTACGCCAAGACGCTGAAGCTGCGGAGAAGGCAAAAGGCGCTGCGGGCTGTGGGGAAGCGTGTGCGGATGCAGGCGCAGGAAGGCAGCGGCTTCGTTGAGGTCGAGCGTGCGCATGGCTAAGGCTTAACCTCCCCTGCGGCTATCAACGCCGCCCACTGGTCTTGATACGTCCGATAGTTTCCCGGAGTAGCCAGAACGCACTTGGCGTCCTCGGTTACTTTGCGCTGCACAACCACGTACCCTTCCGGCACTTGCCGCGCTAGGCGTTCGATCCTTTCGGCGGCGAGGAAGCGAGTGGCGAAGTCGGTGTAGTGTTCAGCTTGCCCGATGTTTAGTGGCTCATCTAACAATTCTCTCGCCACTTCCAGCGCAATGGCGCGGATTTCGTCTTGGGTCATTTCAGTTCTCGCCGTGCTCGACTTCAATATCCGGATCCATAGGCGCTATGCGCTCGATCACTTCCGCCGCACGCTGCATCAGCCTGCAGCCTCGCCCGAGGTCGTAGCATTCCCGGACGTGCGGCGCTGCATCCTTCAGATCAGCGGCGAGGTCTAGCAGGCTTTGGGTGCCTTGGGTGGTCATGCCGGGTTTTCCGTTTTGTTTAGTAGGTCAGTCTGTTGATTTGATTGGGGGTACTCGGATTCGGTGGACAGGTTATGCGGCACTGGTGCTGTAGACTTCACGTTGGGCCTCTTGTCCGCCGTCTCGTCAGCGCCGACTTCTGCCCGCCGCCTTGCCTGTTCTTCCTTGTACCTCTTTGCGTAACTCAACGCCCCACCGTTTATTT